CAAACATTACACTTGCATTCCTAAACAAAGTCGTGTATAAATCCCAAAACTTGGGAGAACCCATGCAAGCACTTGTTCCTGAAATAGAATCGAACATTAAAATGCCTCCGAGGTCATCCCGCGAGGTACCCGAGCTAAACCCTCACCAAGAAGTAACGGTGCGGGCAAACACAATCAAACATCTATGTGACCTAAAGGGCGAGCCAATCATTGCCACAGAAGACACGCGCGATCAAGCCGAAGAGCTTGCCAAACAGATGGTGGAGAACCCTGCCCTAAAACCGGAGTTCAGCAATTACCCCAACAACACGATTGCCTACCTAGCTGGGTTGGTATCTCAGATGAACTGCATGATCGTCAAAGACCTTGCAGAGCTAAAAATGTACGTGGTCAATAAGTTGGTCGCGGAAGCGGAGTCAGCCACAAGCTCCCGGGATCGCATTGCAGCATTAAAGAGTCTGGGCGACATTGACGGAGTCGATGCCTTTAAGAAACGAACTGAAACTACGATTACCATCAAGCCTATCGAGGAAGTCGAGAAAGAGCTTCTTACCGTGTTGGATAACATTGAGTACTCGGTAGTTGGCATAAAGAGTGAGGAAGAAGAGGAAGAGGAAGAGGAAGAGGAAGAGGAAGAAGAGGAAGAATACATTGATGAGGACGAAGAGACTGAATGAGTACCGCCGCTCGTCAGATAACGCCGAGGGATATCGCCAAGATTAGGGCCGCGCTGCCCACTATGTCGGAGAAACAGAAGCGCGAAGCGGCTGAACTGTTGGTTAAATACTACAAAGAGACCAATAAGGTTAAGTCGAAGGACGATTTCATCTCCTTTATTAAGCACGTTTACCCCGGATACATGGTAGGCCCGCACCACTATAAGCTGGCTAGGATTTTCGAGGACATCGCGGCGGGTAAGAAGAAGCGGGTGATCGTCAATATTGCACCGCGTCATGGCAAGTCGGAGATGATCAGCTATCTAGCCCCAGCATGGTTCCTTGGGAAGTACCCCCATAAGAAAGTCATCATGTCATCCCACACGGCTGATTTGGCGGTGAACTTCGGTCGTCGGGTTAGAAACTTAGTCGCGTCGGATGTGTATAAAGAGATTTTCCCAACGGTTGAACTGCAAGCGGACTCCAAGTCGGCCTCGCGTTGGGGGACTAACTTTAACGGCGAGTACTTTGCCATCGGTGTCGGTGGTGCGTTGGCAGGACGGGGTGCTGACCTCTTTATTATTGACGACCCTCACTCCGAGCAGGAGGCGAAGCAGGGCAGACCAGACGTGTTCGAGCCAGCGTGGGAGTGGTTCCAGTCAGGCCCAATCCAACGGTTGATGCCGGGCGGTGCGATCATTGTGGTGATGACGCGGTGGTCTAAGCTCGACCTTACGGGTCAGATTATTGACCACATGATGAAGAATGACGACGCGGACGAATGGGAGATCGTTGAGTTTCCTGCCATTTTGGACGATAAGCCCCTGTGGCCTGAGTTCTGGAGTTTGGACGAGCTGTTGGCTAAGAAAGCCTCAATGGACATCCGGTACTGGCAAGCCCAGTACATGCAGGAGCCGACATCGGAAGAAGGCGCGCTCATCAAACGGGAATGGTGGTTGGTCTGGGAGAAGGACTCGCCGCCCCAGTGTGAGTACATTATTATGAGTCTGGACGCAGCTCAGGAAGCCAACACCCGTGCGGACTACAACGCTTTACTGACTTGGGGCGTGTTCTACAACGAGGAAACCAAAACCAATAACGTCATTTTACTGAATGCAATCAAAGAACGACTTGAGTACCCTGAGCTAAAAGAGTTAGTATTGCGGGAGTACAAAGAGTGGAATCCGGACACTTTTATTGTTGAAAAGAAGTCAAACGGCGCGACTTTGTATCAAGAGATGCGTAGAATGGGCGTTCCGGTGTGGGATTTTACACCGGGCAGGGGGCAAGACAAGATCGCCAGAGTTAATGCCGTAACTGATCTGTTTAAGTCGGGGATGGTCTGGGCACCTGATCGCCGTTGGGCGCGCGAAGTTATTGAAGAGTGTAATGATTTTCCAGCGGGTAAGAATGATGACTTGGTTGATAGTACTACTCTTGCTTTACTTCGTTTTAGACAAGGCGGCTTTATTCGGCTGCCATCTGATGAGCCAGAAGAAATTAAATGGTTTAAGTCAAGCAGACGGAAAGGATATTACTAATGAGTATTGACAAAGCATTATACGAAGCCCCGCAAGGGTTAGGCTCGTTAACAGAAGCGGAGCCGATTGAGGTCGAGATCGTTGACCCTGAAGAAGTAAATATCTCAGGCCCGGGCTTTGAGATGCATATGGAGAAGAAAGAAGCTGAGTTTGATGCCAACCTTGTTGAGGATATGGATGAAGCAAGATTGATGTCCTTAGCGTATGACTTGCTGGACGATGTTGAAGAGGATATGCGTAGCCGCAAAGATTGGCTTGACGTATACATTCGCGGACTAAAACTGTTAGGGCTTAAGTACGAAGAGCGCAGTGAGCCTTGGCCCGGTGCGTCGGGCGTATTCCATCCGTTGCTGATGGAGTCAGCGGTTAAGTTCCAGTCCGAACTCATTATGGAGACCTTCCCAGCCGCAGGGCCAGTTCGTACCGAGATCATTGGCAAGGAGACCCAACAAACCCGTCAAGCCGCGCAACGTGTCGAAGCGGATATGAACTATACGCTGACGGAAGTGATGACCGACTACCGACCTGAGCATGAGCGTTTATTATTAGCAACAGCCTTGTCGGGCAACGCCTTTAAGAAGATTTACTACAATCCATCCGTTGAGCTTCCAGAAGCTCCATTCATCCCAGCCGAAGACATCATCGTCCCTTACGGCGCTACCAACATTGACACCGCTGAACGCATCACGCATCGGATGCGGAAGACCAAGAACGACCTGCGTAAATTGCAGGTTGCTGGGTTCTATCGAGATGTCGATTTGGGTGATCCCGTACGCGTTATGGACGAGGTTGAGAAGCAGAAAGCAGAAGAGCAAGGTCTCTCTGCCTCTATGGATGACCGCTTCCAATTACTTGAGATACACGCGAACCTAGACTTGGAGGGATATGAAGATGTCGATAAGCACGGAGAACCAACTGGAATTGCCCTTCCCTACGTCGTCACCATTGAAAAGGGAACTAGGACAGTACTTGCCATTCGGCGCAATTGGCTCGAAGACGACAAGCTCAAACAAAGACGACAACATTTCGTCCATTACGGTTACATACCGGGGTTCGGATTCTATTATTTCGGTCTCATACACCTCGTCGGGGGTCACACGCATACTGCGACCTCCTTACTCCGACAACTTATCGACGCAGGTACTCTGTCAAATTTACCCGGCGGTCTTAAAGCTAAGGGACTCCGTGTTAAAGGCGACGACACACCCATCGCACCGGGAGAGTTCCGAGACGTAGACCTGCCAAGCGGCGCTATTCGTGACAACATCTTAATGTTACCGTACAAGGAACCAAGTCAGGTTCTGATGGCGTTGATGGACAAGGTTGTGCAAGATGGTCGCCAGTTTGCGGCTACGGCTGACCTTAATGTGTCGGATATGTCGGCTCAGGCCCCAGTAGGAACCACATTAGCCATCTTAGAGCGAGTGTTGAAAGTTTCTACAGCGGTACAGGCTCGCATCCACTACACGATGAAGCAGGAATTCAAACTGCTTGCAGCCATTATCCGTGACAACACTCCAGAGGATTACGACTATGAACCTGAGACTGGAGATCGTGGTGCCAAGCGTTCTGACTACGATATGGTTAACGTATTGCCTGTATCCGATCCAAATGCGTCGACTATGGCGCAAAGGGTGGTTCAGTATCAAGCAGTCATGCAGCTTGCTCAAGCTGCGCCTCAAATATACGATCTACCGTATCTTCATAAGCAAATGATTGAGATTCTTGGAGTCAAGAACGCCGACAAGATCATTCCGACTAAGGATGATATGCAACCGGTCGATCCGATCTCCGAGAACATGGCGCTGATGAACAACAAGCCTGTGAAAGCGTTTATGTACCAAGACCATGCGGCACACTTAGCAGTCCATACGGCGATGTTACATGATCCAGTTTTGGCTCAAACAATGGGTCAAAATCCGATGGCGCAGCAGATTACTGCGGCTCTTAACGCGCACATTATGGAACACGTTGCCTATAAATACCGCAACGACATTCAGCAGAAACTTGGTTCATTACTACCCCCACCGCCACAATCGGTTACGGGTGGACAAGGCGCTGATCTCGATCCGTCAATGGATCCGGGTTATCTTGATCCTCAAGAGGAGGTTAAGGTATCGCAACTTGCGGCTA